CAATCAAGATATTTCTGTAATCAAGCACCACCAGAACACTTTGAGGACGCATTGGATGCACTAAAAAGAAGAATAGGGAAATATAAGTATCCAATCAAATCAATCGAAAAAAGAGTTATCCCATTAACTATCAATGGTATAGATGTTACAAAGACAACACTTCCTACTGATGATGTGTTAGGATTATTTTAACTACACAATGTAAATGTTATTGTCTACATTTTATGTAGATGATAACACACGAACATTATTTTCAAGAAAAGGTAGAGAGAAATAAACAATCAAGTTCAACTTGTGAATTAAGACTCGGTTCTGATGATACCACATTAGTTTACTATGCGGACTTCTACATTAACTACACCAGACTCGGTGATGGTAATAAATTAAGGTTTTGTCACGAATTAATAATCAATAAGGTAACAGGTGATATACAGGTAACTTATAGATTACAAAATGACCGTATAAAGAATGGTGAAGCTGTTAAATCAGTTTTAACAGTAAAAAAGAACAACTTCGATAAGTTGTGTGATTTAGTTGATAGGGGATTTTACTATGGTGAGAAAAGATTAAACTATTGGGGAGTCAAGTACAAAAGAATTACTGAGACCATCTTTACTCATATTAAAAATGAATTACTATTAAATGTAGATGATGAATTCATTAAGAACAAAACTTACGATGAGAAAACCAAAATCAATCCTTTATTTGATTTGATTGTTGATTTTCATTTACACAAAAAGGGAATTAAATTTCACGATAATGTTTATCTAAACATTATGGATGAGTACCCAAAAAAGAAATATCTTAAATTAAACGACAACAAGTTTTTACCGGCAGTATTAGATTCATACGGCATTAAATCAAAGTACTTGGTGGGTGCGTTATCCTCAAACAAATATGGTAAAGTTAATATCAAATGTCTAAGTTTTCTTTGTAAATTGTTTGGTGACAACTATATTGAATACATCAAACGATTTGATTGGTGGTCAGTATGTAATGTTCAAAATACACCAAGAAAAACATTCGTATGTAAGAATGATGCGGAGAAAGAAGCATTAACAAAGGTGCTGGAGAAGTGGATGGTAGATGACGATAGAATAGAGAGTCCATTCAGTGTTATTCAAGATTTGTTTACCCTTAGACATTACTTAGAAGAAAGAGGATATGATTTAAAAATCAAATTGAGGAGACCCGATGATATTGATTACTTGATAAGTGAATGGTCCTTACTTAAAAAACATTTATCCCTCGGTTATAAATTAAAGTACAACATACCAGATGATGTTGTTAATGCAATCGAAGAACCAATTGTTCTTGGTGATAATGTTTATATACCAAAAGTAATTTTATCTGAAGATGATTTTATTCTCGAAGGAACGTTGATGAAGAACTGTATGTCCAAACAATTTTTTCACGGAGCATTATACATTTATGTTGCGTTATCGTATGGTAGAAAAAGAATTAATTTACAATATCGAAGAGGTTCATTCGTACAAGCATATGGAAAGGCAAATACACCAGTAAACAAAGAAATATTCGAAAATGCTATGGAAATTTTATGTGAACGTTTGAAAGAATATCCATATTTGGTGTGGAAAAAAGAAAAATACGAAATCATAACTAATTGATTTACAGTTAATTATACAATATCTTTTAAAAGATTTCAAAAAAATTTTCAATTTTATTTTTTTATTGTTAGATTTGTTTAACTAAACTATAACACAATGAAATACCTATCTGTCTGTAGTGGAATCGAAGCGGCAACTGTAGCTTGGTCACCACTTGGTTGGGAATGTAAAGGTGTATGTGACTTTGCAAAGTTCCCACAACAAGTTCTATCACATCACTACCCAAACACACCCTTATTTACTGACATCACTAAACTCAACACAAATGAAACGTACAAAAAAACAAAATTCGACTTATTGGTCGGAGGAACGCCTTGTCAATCTTTTTCCGATGCAGGACTCAACAAAGGAATGGATGATATCCGTGGTCAAATCGCCCTTAGCTATGGACAAATTCTTAAAGAAAAACGACCTAAGTGGTTCATTTGGGAAAATGTCGAAGGCGTTTTTAAAAGTCAACACAAAAAAGCCTTATGTCAAATCATCTCCTCTTTCACAGGAGTTGACTTCAGACCTGAACACATCGAAAAACAAGGGGTTGTCCAAGGGGAAAATTACTCAATCGCTTATAGGGTTTTCGACTCGCAATACTTCGGAGTTCCCCAACGACGCAAAAGAATCTATATTGTCGGATATCGTGGAAAAGACTGGAGAGTCCCATTCTCAGTATTATTTGAAGAAGGATGTTTTGAAAGCGTTGAAGAAAAGAATAAACTCAAGAGGGATGAGTACACCAAAAATATTCTCGGACAAATTAAACTCGCTGGTACGGTAACAAAATCCTACGCAAGAACATTGGTTGATGGGTTTGGTAAAGTATCCACCTCAAACTATTGGGTAGATAATAATGGTATCAGAACATTTACTGAAAGAGAACTAGAAAGATTACAAGGGTTTCCTGATGGTTATTTAGATTTTGAAATCAACGGGAAAAAACCAAGTTATTCTAATGTAAAAGGTGCTGTGGGTAATTCAATGACAGTTAATGTTATGTATTGGATTGGTCAAAGAATAAATTTTATTCACAATTATTTGGAATCTTCAAAATAATTTAATATATTTTTATTATGAAAGCACTTACTTACGACCAAAGAACTCTTAACAAAGTATATGCAGAGTTAAGAAACAAAAAAGAAGACCTTAAAAGACAAGCTTCAGGTTTTCGTAAAGAATCTTTAAGATATCTTAAACTTGGAGATAACGAAAACTTCCAACTATCAAGTGAAGTTTCACTTGGTCTCGGAATGGCAGTCAATGAGGTTGATGAGATAATTTATACATTGAAGAAAAGTTTTAAAAAGAAAACAAATGCAACCAAAAGAATCAAAAAGTAATTCACATTTTTGGATTAGTTTAGTCAAGAGTGTGTTAAGACTGACAGCTTGTTGGTTTTTATTTAACGAACAATTTGGCAACACTGCAATACTATTAGGGTTAGCGGAGTTATTAGGGATTGTTGAAGAATTGTAAAAACAAATAGTATGATAGAATTTATTAAAAATAATCAAAAGAACATCACTATGGGTGGTGCAATTGCTTTATTGGTTATCTGCTTCTTCCAACAAAAAGAGTTAGCAAAATTAAGAGCTGAAAAAAATGTTAACATTGTTAAAGAGGTTGAATTAAAGAAAGCAGACTCATTAAAAACCATTCTAATAGAAGGAAAAAAATAATATTATGCCAGAATTTAGTACAGAAATTGACATCAACCCAAGTGAGTTTATCGACGCTTGTAGTAAAAGTGAAAGAGATAGACTAATTGAGATATTAGAAGAAGATGGATACATCCAATCCTCTACAGAAACCACAGGTAAGAACAATGGTGTTCGTAGACCAAATGTTAACGACCAAAGATTTTGGGATAGTCTTAATAAGTTAGCTAAGTGTAGAGATTTACTTTCAATTGAAGAAGAAAACTTCATCAATAACTTGGGAGATAAATTCAAACATTTACGTTAATGTTATCAATTGAAAAGAAAAGACTTCTTATCAATTTAAACGAAGAAACACTTTTTAATCTTCTTAAAACTAAGTTGATTCCTGATTTGGAAAAGACTGACCAGTATAATCCGACGGATGCGTTTAGTACTTGTAGAAAAAAAGTCTATGAGTTGAAATGTAGACGAGCGGATTATTCTGATTTATTGATAGAAAAAATAAAATGGGATTCTCTTATTCAAAAAGGGTCCGTATATTATATCAATTCAACACCTCAAGGTATTTTTTCATTTAATCTAAAAAAGATTAAAGAACCTGAATGGGTTGTTGGTATGATGCCAAAAACAACTGAGTTTGAGAATACAAATAAGATACCAAAAGTCGTGGGGTATCTTGACATATATAAGGATGGTAACGACATCACAAATTTACTTATATAATGAAAATTAAACATCCTTTACTCAAAGGGAAAGTTAAAGAAATAAAACCAAGAATTTATTGTGTATTGATTGATGACGACTATGACAGAGCAATGTTATTTTGCCGTTATCAAGAATTTTATGAATCTCCTTACAAAGAATTTAGAGGTAAAAAATTCAGTTGGATGGAGTATATGAGATTCTATAAAAGTGCTTGGAAGAAGAGGGTGTTCACATATCCCGAAGATTGGTCTGGTTATAATATTCCAAGTAATGTAGTTGAAAAGGGAGTTGATACTTTTTATAAAGAAACTGAGTACGACCACATTATGAATGACATTTATTTCTATTGTTCAAATGATTCAATGGAAAAGAATAGTGGAACAAGATGTGATTGGTATTTGATTGGTGCTAGTAGTAAAGACCTAAAAACTTTAGACCACGAAATCGCACACGGATTATACCACACCAACAAAGAGTATAAGAAATCGGTCAATAAACTTATTAATAACATAAAACCATCTCACTACGAAAAGTTAAAAAAGAAATTAACGAAGATGGGATATGTGGATGATAAGAAGATTATTGATGATGAGATTAATGCGTTTATGTCAACCGGTTTATACAACGGATTAGACACCAAAGAATTAAAAAAGTACGAAAAAGAATTTATTAGAAATTTTAAAAAATTCTTATAAAAATACAAATTTCGTTATATATATGTAATGTAAAAAGACATATATGATTGAAAAGTTTGAACCCTACCACCAACATCTTTTAATGAAGATTTGGATTAAGAATCCCCCTAAAGAGGTAGAAGTTTTAAATAAATGGTTTATTGACTTAGTTCACAAAGTTAAGATGGAAGTTGTTGGAGGACCCACAAGTGTTTATGTGGACTTTCCTGGTAATGAAGGTTTAACAGGTACTGTAACTTTAGCAACATCACACTCATCGATACATATTTGGGACCATCACCAACCTGCAATGGCTCAATTTGACATTTACAGTTGTAAATGTTTCACATTACAAGACGTTATGGAGCAGTTTGAACCTTGGGGAATTGTCGAGGTGGAGTGGGTTATGATTGATAGAAATAACTCTCCCACCATTACATCTGAAGGTAAATGGGTACCCCAACCAGAATATATTGACTAGATATCCTAAAATAATTTGGAATATACAAGAAATTCACGTAATTTCGTGGTTGTTAAAAGATATATTTTGGTGCCTAAAATTTACGTGGATGGCAACCTTTATGGTTATCCCAACGTCAATCATCACAATTTATATTTTTATAAAGGAAAAGAATGGTAGGGAAAGTAATCTAACATTGATGTCTTGGGTTTTTATGAACATCTTTTGGATGTTACACGAGTTACATAATTTACCATTTTGGCCCGTACAAATTTTTATGTTGTTGGGAATTTTTAGTACATTTAGATTAATGTTTAAAGGAAGGAAAAATGAAGGTAATATTTCTTGACCACGATGGTGTGATATGTTTATCAACTGAGTGGGGAGGTAGAGTTAAAAAACAACAAAAGGCAAAACGCAAGTTGAGTCAGTCTGTCCAATCTTTACCGGTCGATGCGAGATTTGATAATTTTAATAAGAAAGCTATCGGTGTGTTAAATGAAATATTGGAAGAAACCGATGCTGAAATTGTCGTTTCGTCTGATTGGAAAAAGTGGGCAAATGTTGAGGAGATGGGAGAATATTATGAATCACAAGGAATCATAAAGAAACCGATAGGATTCACCAAGAGTGTATCCGATTGTACTTGTTATAACGAACATACATTCGTGTGGTCACCAAGATGGATGTTAGAACAGGAACGTTCAATTGAAATTACTCAGTATCTACACGACCATCCTGAGATTACTCATTGGGTTGCCGTTGATGATTTGAATATGGGAATCCCCCAAGTTCACGAATCGTGGGGTGATATGGAAATGGATTGGGGATTAACCAATTTTGTTCTAACAACTAGAAGAACTGAGGGGATAAAACAATCAGGCATTAAAGAGAAAATTTTAAACTACTTAACAGAAAACAAATGATGGAAAGTTATTTAATTGGAATTGGTTGCAGTTTTGGATTGGCGGCAATCATCGCATTTTTTTGGGTGAGAGGTATTGATTATATGCAAAAGAATCACCCCGATTATAAAGGGGAAGATTTCTTAGATTGGAATATCGGGAAACCTGAAAAACCTAAACAACAACATAAGAGAAATATGGATTCTCATTATGGGTATTAATTGTAATGTTTGCATATTTATATTATTATGAAAAGAACATTACTTGAGGAGATTACAAGAATACATACATTAACTTACGGAGTACTATCGGAAGATTTATTGGGTAAGGTAATGGAAGTAGCTTCAACTACAGGTACAACTCAAAACAACGCTGACCCAAAGAAAGCAGACACTGTGAAGGATGACCTGGCTAACTTCTATGAAACATTAGAGAAGGCGGCTGCTGGCGAAGGAATTACTCAACAAGAAAAAGGTTCTATATCATTTAAAAATGAAGTTGAATCGATGCAAATCGGTTTAAAATTATTAGGATACGAATTACCAAATTATGGTATTGATGGTTTATTTGGTCCTGAAACTGCGGCTGCAGTTCAAAAGTTTACAAATGATTATGTAACATCAGGTAGCACCAATACACAATCAGGTAAAACAGTACACGAAGCAGTAAACTGAACAAGTGCGGGTGGTGGTTCATTGATTGGTTATCCCGGTCAAGGTACTCACAGTGCTGAAGGATGGCCAAGTCATAACGCTTGGGACGTTGCGGCACCTGCAGGTACTGACGTTTATTCTATTTC